ATGGGGTAAATGTGTTATCATTAACGTCACATAGTCATTATCCTATATTGACACGTTATTTTTAATGTGTGACAATATTTAATGTGTATATGTGACAATAAGTAATGATTATTTTTTAAGCAAAGTCGTTGCTATGACTAGAGAATGTGTTACGATATATTAATTAAAAATGGAGGCCCCAAATGGCAAAAGTAAAAATCGGCGAAATGATTAATTCTCTGGTTAATCAGGTCGATGAAATCGACGCCTCAGATATAACCCAGGGAGAAAAAACAAAGAAATACAAGGCAGCAGTAGCGAAATTCAAAAATGCTCTGTTTTCTGATAAGCGAAAATACAGAGGTAAAGGGCTGGCTAAGCGCATAACGGCAAATACTTATAACACCTACATGTCACGGGCTAGAAAGCGTTTTGATGACCGCCTGCATCATCATTTCGAGCGGAATGTTGAACGCCTTGCTGATAAATTTCCGCTCTATGCAGCTGATCTGAATGCATGGCTGCAAATGCCAGCTGCTGATATACGAAAGAACCTCACTGAGCTAACCGGCCGTTTAAAAGATATCCAGTCTCTGGCCGAGGACCTTACGGACATAAAATTGGGTACAAAGGCGGCTGAAAAGAAAATCCTTCGCTTGGCTCAAAAATACCCGGCATGGTCTATGGCCATTTCCGATCTGAACTCCACCGACTGGAAAGCAGCACGGGACCATCTCTATCGCTTGTTCCAGCAGGGTGACCAACTGCTGGGTGAACTACTTAACTTGAAAGTTAACCATGAGGTTTTATATGCCCTGACGTTGAGCCCGTCGGAGCGTGTATCTATCCAGAAACGTTGGGGCGACGTTCTTGATAGTAAGAAACGGGCTACGGTGCTGATTGATTACCCGCGCTACATGCAGGGTGTGATGGATATTCTGAACGCATCACCGCAACAATTCGACCTGACCACTCGTAGTGGTATGGCCCCACTGGCGTTCGCGTTGGCTGCTGTTTCCGGCCGTCGCATGATAGAAATTATGGTCCACGGACAGTTTGAGGTAGCCGGGAAAAATATGGTTCGGTTTACCGGGCAGGCAAAAAAACGTCATGCTGATGATGAGGTCCGCACCATTTACACACTGTGCGATAGCGAGTTGTTTGTCGATCGCCTGAATGCGTTACGCAGCTGCCACGCCGCAGCGGATTTTGGTGACATCATGGCTGGTGGTGACGAGAACGACTCGCGGTCAGAGAACGGCAGAATCAGCAGCGTCCTGGGAACAGCGTTCAGCCCATGGGTGAAAAAATTCTTTAATGACGACCGCCGCATGTTCAAAGATTCACGTTCCATTTATGCACGTATTGCATACGAGCGCTGGTTCCGGGTTGACCCGCGCTGGAAAGACGTTGACGAAGATGTGTTTTTTTCTGAAATCCTCGGTCATGACGATGAAGGTACGCAGCTGCATTACAAACAGTTCAAGTTGCACAATTTTTCACTGTCATGGAAACCAGAAACCGGGCAGGAAAACGCCAGGCTGGCAGCTCTACAGGAGCTCGACGATGATATGCCAGGTTTTGCCCGTGGCGACGCCGGTGTACGACTCCATGAGCAAGTTAAACGAATGGTGGAGGAAGATCCAACCATCGTTATAACTAACTTCAACCTGCGCCCGTTTGGGTTTAATACAGCCATGATTAAGCGCTACTTGGAATTCGCCGCTGATGCGCTGGGCCAGACTACAGGTGAGAATGGACGCCTACAGTTGAACGTTGAGCCGCCCCAAATCGTCCTTGAAAATACACAGCATGACGAACTGGATGACGAAGATGATGATGCCAGCGAGACAAGTGAGGCCGATGAAGATGTGGAGGATGACGAGATAGACGTGGCTGACTCTGATGAAATTGTGGAAGAGTCAGAACCAGAGCCGCAACAAAAACTGGTTACGGAACCGGTGGAAAAACATAAGCCGGCTGCGGTCCCTCGATTCGCCGCACCTCACCGCCGCGATGATGGCCAGTGGGTTATCCGTTTCGAATATGAGGGGCAAAATTATGCGTGGAGCGGGATGGCCAATAGCATTCCTGAAGCAATGCATACGGCTTGGTTAGCATATTTCCCCGATAAATAAGGCAAGACTTTACAAAAAAAGCCGCCTATACGCGGCTTTTTTACTGTCCTTTCCCTACATCGTTAATTCTATCTTTTTTGCCTTCAGAGCAGCTAAGCCAGATATCAATAACTGGTTGATATTCTGTCCAGTATTTCTCTGGTGTAAACGATGCGCTGTCGCCGACAAACGAACCATAATGCTTCGGTCTGAAGGCGCGCTTCACGTCTCGCCAGGTTGATGGAATACCATCCACAAATGTACCGATAATGAAGGCTGGGATACAGATAAGGGCCACCCACCAAAGCCGAGTAAAGTGGTGGGCGATGAAGTGATGACCATTGTAAAAATACTCGGTTTTACGCCGTATATCGTACTTCCGGTATTTAAAAATGGCGTTATGCTGTGCCTTGGTGAGACGCAGCTGGGTGTAACCACGCTCCGTCGGCGACTGATAAACGTAAGCCATTATTTCTCCTTCGGTGCGCTGCCGATATTTTCCAGCCGATTTTCGTAGCAGATATCATCAAAGTGAAGCTGCTTAACTTTGGCCTGAAAATCAGCCTCCGTTATTTGAATAGGCCGGAAACTATAAAGCCGCGTTCCCTTATTCAAATCTATTAACGCCTTGCCATCGTCGGTAGCCGCATCTTCTAACAGTGATTCGGCGATGTCACTAAAACAAAGTGCAGCACAACGCAGATCTACAAAGGTTCTGGTTGAATCCCACTGTCTAACCTCGTAAACAATACGCATAGGGCCTTTAGCACGACGTGTAATTTCTTCGTTAACATCACGCTTAAGATCATTAAGTTCATACTCTGTGAGCGAATCCAGCCTTACACTTGTCATGCATTCACCTTTAAACCGCCTGCAATCGGCGCAGTTCGTCATATTCCCCGGCAGACAGAGCATCAATATTCTCTGACATAAACAGGCCTGCGATGGTTGCCTGAATCAACCGTGGCGTCATTGCGGCCAGTTGGGCCAGTTCTTCACGGCTTAACGATGCGCGAACCCAGGCGAATGGCACCGGCATAGCCGCTATTGCTTCCTCGACCGTTACGGCCGCAGCCTCATTAAATGCAGTATTCGGAGATCCAGATTGAGATCCAATATCTATAGATGATCCACAATCAAGATCCGCTGTTTCCGGCGCGCCCCCATCCAGTTTCATGAGAACGAATGACAATGAGGACTCGGCACGACGTGCAAGGATGCCGTGAATGAACTCCCAGGACTCAGGCAGGATTGACCATACGTAACCAAGGCCCTGAGCGCGCGACAGACGGCGTTTCTGCGTGGAGTAACCGAATGCCTCACAGATTTGCTTAAACACCGTCTCGGGGCGTTTTGGCTTGCCTTTAGGGTTAATGTAGCCACCAAAACGCAGGACGTTGTTGAAACGGTCGGCAGTACTGGCATCCATCAGTTTATCCATCGCAGCCTTCATTCCCGCCTGGGTAGCTTCTCCAGTGCCCGTATCGGGATCAATGCCACACATGGTGAAATACTCACGCGCTGCTTTACGGTGCAGCGAGGCGTATGTACGTTGTGTAACTTCCAGAACCGGGCGGCTTTGAACTGTATAATCTGAAATGCCTGGTTGCATTTTTGCAAAATGAGCATCAGCTGCTTCCCGGTTTAGCGCCGTAATCGAAACGTATTCGTTGCGGGGGCCTTTGCGGAACTGATAGGTGAACAAAAACGCCTGTTGTTCGCGGTCAATTCGCGCGGCCGTCATTTCATCCATGGTCATCAGTTCGGCCAGCGTCAGTTTCTTTTTACCGCCATCGAGCAGGAATTTAAGCGAGACAGGATCAACATCCAGCTTCAGTTCGTTTTCGATGTCCCAGCGCGCCAGCTGCGCCTGCTCATCTTCTGAAAGGGACCGCTTGGCCAGTAGTTCGTCACGCTCTTCTTCCGATGGGGTTTCTGCTTCAATATGACGCAGAACCGTCATGTCCCACACGCGTTCTTTTGATGCTTTGCGAAGCTCTTTGCCGGCGGCACTCGCCTGCACGTCTTCAGCCAGGTGGTTAACGTTGTAACCATCGGAGTACAGAATACAAATCAGGTTGTTGGCAAAGTCGTTACGGGCCTGTGCTTCCATGGCCGCAACTTTAAATTTCATGCGGACATAAGTCGTATCAGCCAGACCCAGCGAGAGGCGATCGCCATCAAGAATGGCATCGGTAAATTCTTCATTGATTTCGGCAGTCTCCAGCAGCGCCTGGAGGAAGCCACGCCGAATGCTTTCTGCGTTTTCTTCACGCACTCCGGGGAGCTTATTAAGGCCGACGATAAATTCGGTAGCCGTGCGGTCGCGACGTAACATCTGGATCGCATCGGACGGTACTACCTGTCCGCAGAAACACCCAAAGTGCCGGGTGAAGTGCTTCTCCTCAATGGACACGCCGGAACTGATAGCAGGGCTATAAATCAGGCCGTCATACAGCTTGGCGCGCTGGTTCGGAGCGTCGGTAAACGCCACAACTTCCTGATCTGGTTTTGTGTCCTGACTGACGTAAAGCCACTTTTTATCTGGCCAGCGATCGCGTAGTTGTAGCAGCAGCTGCTCTGCAAAATTTGTTGAGTCAGTGGCCAGCAGGAATTTCTCGCCAGCCTCGACGGCTTTCAGCACTTCAACCATGATGCGGTCGGTGTCGGTATACAAAACGCGGCGCGCTTCGCGCGCGCCACTGGCGGTTTTATATTTAACATCAACCGGCAGCTCTATGACGTGGATCTGCGTCCATGTTGGCAGGCCTGTTTGTTCGCGTCTGGCCAGTGCCAGTTCGCATAGGTCAACGAGGATATCGCTGGCATCAGCGTCGACCAGTAGAGCGTGATCTTCGCTGTGAGCGATGCTGTCTATCAAGCGGTTGAATACATCAACCGGATGCGCCATTGCCTTACCAGACAGCGTAGCGCGCAGGCCTTGTGTGGCTTCATCCAGGCCAAAAAAGTCATGCTTTTTCATCAATGGCTGCCAGCAGCCTTTCACAATGGAGTTAATGCAAATCGTCAATTTTTTGGCGTATGGTGCCAGCTCCTGATAGCCAGGGTCCTGGTAGTGAAGAATGTCGCAATTCTTACGCTGGCCATCATCGGCACGCGTCATCATGTCCCATAACCCACCAATCAACGACACTCGATGCGCTACTGAAACGCCGCGTTCGGCGCTGTGCATCATCGGGCGGAGCAGATGTTTTGATTTACCTGAGCCCATGCCGGCGCGGACGATTACCGGGCCATTAAGCGATTTGATATAGTCCAGCACCTGCTGGGTCATGTGTGGGGTGTCGAACTGTTTATAAGTGATATGGTCCGGGCGCAGTGCCGGGTTTGTAATGCGTTCGCTGAATGAACGAAACGCCTGAGCTTTATCGCACTTCTGTCGAAATGCACGTTTAACGCGATTATAAACGGTGCCGTAAAACGCCTTATCTGCTTTCAGGTTATCCAGGGTAATGCGCATCGCAGATATCAATTCCTGCGGGGACATTTTTGACGGGCAGTACATCATACCGGCATCGATACAGCGGACCAGCTGGCGCGAGAACGCGCGGCGGTCGCCGGTAGGCGCAACCTGCAGTGCCATCAACTCAGCATCAAAGTTATTACCCGGCAGTGCCAGTCGGTTTTGTTTTGAAAATAACTGGCGGTTGGTTTCAGTAACACCACGGGTCAGGTGCAAATCGTTAAAGTCAGATAGATCGGGTTGGTCGGCATCAAACTGTGGGTAGGTGCAGCGCACTTGCGGGAACTTCTTCATCACATCGATACCAACACGCAGGCCGGTATTGCCCTTTCCGCTACGTGCTGATTTCTGGTCATTATCCAGAGCACACCAGACTTCCATTCCAGGGTAAAGCCCTAGCACCTGTTCAACGACCTTAATGACGTTGTTAGCCGAGACAGCGACAATAACTGCATCGAATCGTTTTTTGGCACAGCAATAAATAGATGCGCCGGTCGCAAAGCCTTCAACAATACAAATCCTGGTCGCGCCGCGCAGCTGGCCAATAACATGGCATGAACCGGAAAAGTCGCCGGCATCGACTGCGCGGGTCTGGAGTTTAATATTGCTTTCAGTGATACGCTGCCAGCCAACTATGCGGCCATCATGACGCCCATCAATATGCGATAACGGTATCGCCATAACGGTTTGTTTTTTATTACGTTTATTATTGGGACCATGGTCCCAATACGTAACGCGGCGAACGTTACAGGAAGAGAAAACAGCGCTAATGCCTTTTTTAACAGCATAGGGCCAGGAACCATCTTCAGCTGGCGATTGAGCAAAAGCGGCAGCAAACTGCATGTAATCAATAAGATCGCCATCACGTCTTTGCTTTTCGAGCATCACCGCGATCTCGGCCTGGCGTTCGCGCTCCTGACGTTTAGCTTCGGCACGTTTACGGTTTTCCAGTTCGCGGGTGGATAATGGGACCACGGTCCCACCGTGCCGCTCCTGATATCGACGAAACTCAGACAGCAGAAACTGGAAGCCGCTCCACACACCGGCATCAGAACCTTTACAAACGAAGTTAACGAAGGGGTAGCGGATACCGTCTGGAGTGGACTCCATACGGGAATAGATTTCGACCTTCCCTTTCAGTTTTAGATCGGTGACAGCCGGGCCATGACCAGTGTACTTGGAGAATTTCTCAGAAGAGCCGCGCGCGTTGGTCAGCTGGATTTCATGCGCACAATCATTCCAGTTAATCCCGGCCGCGTTGGCCAGGGAATTCAGTTCATCATTAGCTGCATCAAGCAGTAAAAATGGGTCAGAATTGAATTTATGTTGAAAAAAGTCCGTTAATTTCATTATTTCGCCCAAAAAGAAACGCTGCGCAGTTGCGCAGGCACGGCGAAACGAACTACAATCAACTCCACATTGCTGGTTTGTGTTGACCTCTGTGACTGCCAATCACGATTTTTTGGAGTTGATGCAGACCGATTTCGCCTGAAAAGCCCCGGACGCCACATCCGGGGCTTTTTGTTTATTCGGTTCCAATTTTGGTTAAAAAACAGCCAAGAATTGGGGCAATACAAACAGGTCAGAAGCAATTACGCCACATAATAGCCTCTGATAAGTCTGTTTGACAAATAACGTTTAGTTCAAATTACTATCTCGTTCTAAGTGCTATAGATTTAGCCACGCACACAACAGGATGCAGGCAAATTATTTCGTCAAGATCGATTATCACGCGCTGGGATCTGTCGCCTGGCGAATCCAGGTACACTTTGCCATCCCGCTGCGATGCCAGCATCTTAACAAACGGGCCTTCGCCCGATTTTGTGACAACTACCACATCCTCACCAGTTACCGGCTCTCCGTTCGGAGCTGCCACCAGTACCTCGCCAACATGGTAACTCGCCACTGACGGGTCATTATCGACTTTTAGGCCGTACAACGAGTTATCCCGTACATCAATATCAACGTATTCTGAACACGTTAGCGCCAGTGAGCTGTTGATCATGCTCATATCTGGTCCGGTAGTCGTTGTCCCGATAACCGGGATACCCCGAAAATCGTCACCGCCAATGCCCGTTAAAATCCATTCAACCGGTCGATCCAATTCCTTCGCCAGTTTTAAAGCCAGGTCCAGAGCAGGCATGGCATCGCTGTTTTCAAGATGCGACAAGCCAGCGCCGGTTATACCGACGCGTTCAGCGACAGCCCGGACAGAAAATTTCAATTTATCCAGCTTCTTCAGCTCTTCCCGCCGAGCCTTCAGCCATTCGCCGCGTTTTTTCATAGTTAGATATTAAATCAAAAGTGTATAGCTGGCTATACACATTTGATTAGTTGATTTGTGGAAAATTTTGATAAGCCTACTTTACAAAATAAGATAGGTCTGATTATCATCAGTGTCATGAAAACGAAAGAAGCCATCTCCGCTGTAGGCGGAGTACCCAACCTCTGCAGATTGCTCGAATGCACTCGCGCTGCCATCTACCAGTGGGGCGAGGAAGTGCCTGAAGCACGGCAGTATGAGCTTGAAATCAAGACAAATGGTCTTCTGAAGTCCGACTACACACTGCACAAAAATAAGGATGCATCAGAGCATGGACCGAAATAAATGTCCCGGACGGGACACCATGTCATCTGTGGTTATCAAAGCGACATTGCAGATGCTAAGCGAAACGGGTGAAAGCGTTTCTACGTTCGCAACGAATCGTCTGATCCCCGCGCTTGAAATTCAGGGCCTGATTAATATGGGTTCAGAAGGCGTCAGTGTTGAGGACTACATTCGCTGGCGTAGCCGTTGTATTAAACGTGCGCAGCGTGTCATTGCAGGCGAAACACCGTTGCCCGCTGACTGGCTTATCACATGGATGGCCGTTCTGCCGGAAGCTTATAAAAACAAGTGCTCACAGAAAGTGGCAGCGATGCAGGGCCTCCAGTGGGTTCGATTGCCGAAATATAACCGCGTCCGGGTTGATTCGATTGAAGCGGAGATCGATGACATTACGGTTAAGTTCGGTGACGTGCTGGCACATGCTTCCCCGGCTCATGACGGTTACTACGATAGCAGCGACGATACAATTGCTCTGAAGCTTCTGCAGAACCGCCTGTTTGAGTTAGTGGCTTACATTAAGCGCGAAATCATCAACATCGAGATGGCCACAGGCGTTGCGCCAGATCATTTGGAAGTAAGTGAGCAAAGCCCCCTGCTGGGAGGTTCTCATGTTGCAGCTTGATCTTGTACGGGACGAGCTGGCTGCTGCACTGCTGCCGTTCTCACAGTCAAGCCGCAATCAGATAGTAGCAATGGCTGAACGTGCCACAGCGTCAGATAAATATACCGCTAAACCCACGCGCGAAATAAGCATGGGTGAGACAGATATCATCGTTATCGAAGCCGAGCCAGTTAGGTGTACGGAAGGAAAACGTTATAAAACCAGCACCATCCCGGTATCACCAGTCATTTTCCGCCAGGTATCGTGGAGCAATGCAATGCGGCAGCTGTCCACGCCTTATAACGCATGGCTGAATTATTGCTATGGCGACTCGCTATCGTTTGAGCATCAGCAAGCGTTAACGGTTCATATCTGGAATAGCCTGAAAATATATCACGCTGAAAGCCACTTGCCGGAAATGAATGCCGAAACAGAAAAAAAATTAAAAGCGCTGATATGGCTGTCTGTTCAGGAAGCAAAAAATTTTATTAACCGAGCTGAATATCGGTATTCGCCGAAAAAGCTAAGCCAATTATGCGGCGTTACTCATGCGAACTGGCGGAAAAATTACCAGGCAAGATGGAAATTTCTTCTTGAATGTGGAAACCAACTGGACAGGGAGGCATTAATCCATGTCGTTCAACTTCGGACAGCAGAAAATAGCAGTCGGCGGTGATATTCCTCCCTGTTTATGTAAGCAGGTGATGCATCGTATTCCCACGCAGCCAAAGCTATATAGGTCATCGAAAAGAAATGAATATCTGATGTGTTGTCCTGAATGTGGATTCAGGACGCATCCAGACTGGTGCAGGAATGCCGTAATTGCGGAATGGTGTGGCGCTAACAGAGCAGGCGACCAACACATTCAGGAGCTCTGGATTAAGCGTTATACAGAACAGCAAAACGAAAGTATCTCCAGGAAAGAACAAACGTTCAGTTAACTGGGACCATGGTCCCATTAAGAAAGGTAAGTATCATGGCTGAGAAATTATTCGGCACAAACCGGCATTATGAGGACGCCGGGGATTTTACTCATCGTTATTTTTACAAGCTTCGCGGTTGCGTCGCGCCAAAAATGAAAGCTGCAGCAGATGTAAATAGCACTGTTCAACAAATCACGCCGAAGAAAAGCCAGCGCGAATTGGCAATGGATGCGGCACGTAAAAAAGTAAATAACCGGAGAAAGAAATAAGAATGAAAACGTTCAGAACAACTTTTCCATATGTATGCGAAACGGTTCTACCTGGAAATATTGAAGCGCTTTTAGAGGAGCGCGCGTTTGATGGTCTTAACGACACAATGCGAAATGGACAGGGATGGAGCCGGGTTGCTACGGATACCCGCTTACTCGAAGTGGATGACAAATATCTTCTGCGTTATCTCAGCAGCAAACGTAAACCTGACGCCCTTGCTGTCAGCCGTCTATTGGATGAGCGAGTAGCTCAGGCTAATGAGAACGGTCGGGAGGTTACGCCAGATCTGCTGGAAGAATTACGGGTCCAGGCTGAAAATGAGGTGGTCAAATACGCCCCCATCGCCAGCCATGCAGTTTATCTGTTGCTCTGGCCAGCTCAGAAGTTACTTATCGCGTCAGGTGGCACAGCTGCTAAATGTGAAGATGCATTATCATATCTGCGCAGGACGATCGACAGTTTAGCAGCCGTTCCATGGGGCGACGTTTCGGTAATCTCCAATGCAGTAACAAAACACATGACTGTTGGTTTTTATCAACTGCCAGAAAATTTAATTATCTCGCCGTTTGGTAAGACGCTTTATACCGGCGACGACTCCTCATTAAAAATTGTTCTCGACGGTGTACAAAACAATACGGAAGAAGCGAAAAATATTTTATCTGATATGACTGCTCGTTCTGTAGAAATGTCGTTAATTCGTCGTCCCGACAATGGGCAGATTGAATACCTGGCGAGCTTCAATCTTCAGATGCCACTTTCAGGAAATATTCATTTCAAAAGCTTTGACTACGACGACGATGTTGAGCGTGAAGATCTCGCACAAGCATTGATTGCTGAAATGCATCTGGTTTCAGTCTATACGCATGAAATCATTGCTTCGCTAAATGAGTTTGCTGGTATCGGTAAAAAGGAAGAATTTATTCAGCAGGAATAATTATGGCATTGGAACTGTTTATACAAGGGCCAATGACGGAGTCGGAGGCCGTTGAACTGGCTGGTAAATACAGACTAACCGGAAGAAAGGTTTCAATAACAGAGTCCTTTCATCCGGGCCTCAAAATAGTACAAGTCTATTTACCTGTTTCTAAATATCGGCCCCGACCATCAAGCACTTATCAACAACGAATGTGGAAATGAAAATGGAACATAAAAAAGTACTGCAACTGATGATCGCTAACCTGCTGAATCAGAACAACGTAATTGTCGATACCGAAACCACAGGACTGAAATATAACGACGAGATAATTGAAATCTCGATCATCGATGTTTGGGGGGAAGTCCTTCTGGATACGCTGGTTAAGCCTACCCGCTCTATCCCCGCTGAAGCTACAGCAATCAACCACATAACTAATGAAATGGTCGCCGACGCGCCCGCCTGGCGGGATGTGTACCCTACGGTAATGGAGATCATCGGCCAGAGAAAATGGATTGCATGGAATTCAAAGTTTGATGCCCGGTTAATTACACAAACATGCCTCATCACTGGCATTTATGAAGGACTGTCTCAGGCGCAGCTGCTCGCCGAATATGAGCGCGTGCATGGTAACCAGATTGATGCAAAGCCCATTTATTCAGCATGGATTGGTGCGCTAAATGATAAGGGTGATGGATTTGTACGGCAGCGCCTCTCTGATGCAGCCGACCAGATGGGCTTATCGTTTGACGGCGGCGCTCATCGTTCCCTGTCTGACAGCCAAATGGTTCTCCGGGTTTTGCTTCGCGCAAGCCTTAACACGATGGAGGGGTGAAGGATGCTAAAGGCTGATCTATTCAAAAAAATCCAGGCGCTAGCGTCGGAGTGTCACCAGTTAGCTTGTTCCACCGACATTGGTCAGGAGCGCACGGAACTGTTCTCGGTTTATCACGTTCTGCATAACCTCACGCGTTGTGGTTATGCAGAACAGGTTGGTATCGCTATGAATCCGTTGCTTAAGGGCTCAAGCGATGACGAAAATGATGATGTTCGAAAGGGATTTGAAGCTTGGTATTTGTCGCACATGAAAGAGTCAGCAGCATGGGCAAAAAATTACACATTGGATGAAGTTACCCGCTTGCGCGGTGAAGATGGCGAATATCGAGGTTACGGTTTCACTCGCGGTTGTTGGGTTGGCTGGAACGCCCGAAGCGCCGCCATGTCCAATGGAGCAGCGTCAAAACGCGACACACTTCGCTCTGAACACGCGCAGTGGTCGCAAGCGACGTTCGGCAACGTTGGTCCCATTGGTCCCCTCAAGCACCTTTCAAAAGAAGCGCTGGAAGCCGCCGCCGCACCAGATGATTTGTCCGAGTGGGCTGATATGCAATTCCTGCTATGGGACGCTCAGCGGAAAGCCGGTTTTTCTGACGAGCAAATTACACAGGCAATGGTTGAAAAGCTGGCAGTTAACAAAGCGCGCCAGTGGCCCGAACCGAAAGATGGAGAACCCCGGCTACACATTGCAACCCCAAATCAACGGAGAAAAGCCGATTGTGATGGAGCGTAACCAAATAGTGCTGCTCAACGCCCTCACCCGCCGAACGCAAAAAAGCCTGAATGCCGGTGGAGAGGGTTTTATCTGTACCAGCACATTGTCATTCGATGTTGGTCTGAATACTCGCTCGATCCGACGTGTACTGGATGAGGCTGTGCGCGCCGGCACAGTCGAACGGCGGGACAACGGGCCGGGTAAATCGTACAGCTATCGGTTAAGGGAGCTTGCTGCCAGTGCTTTTAGATCACCTGAGTAACACGCCGGCAGAGTACCGGGACAGCTGGCGAACTGACCCGCGTATCGCCGCTGGCCTGTTCACGTTACTTCGCCCGTGTCATATCGATGGCTGCGCCAGTGATGCGAATCATCTGCTGCCGGTTTACTTCACGCGCAACGATAACTGCCTTCAGTTGGACTGGAGGCAGGAAGCGGAACGGCGCGGTGTAGAACCTGCCGTTTATGTTAACCCGCCGTTTTCAAAAGAGGACGCGCGGGCAATGACTCCACATAACGGCATGGCTAATTTCTTCCGTAAAGCACGTAGCGAGGCCGGAAACGGCGTTTATTCGCAGTGGCTGTTTCGGGCCAGACCGGGCGAGTTATGGTTCCCATGGTTTCTGGCCAGCCGCATATGGTTCATCGTTGGGCGCATAGGTTTCGTGGATGCGGAGTCGGGAGAAATAGATAACGAGCAGACTGAAAACCACTGCGTAGCGGAATTCATTCCTGGCGAACATCCGTTTATGGCCACCGGCCTCCCATTGAACAGGGATGATATTCTGGCTGCGGGAATAAAAGCCCTTGAGAAGAGAAAATATTCTGTATTAACAGAGCGATATGAGCAATTAGTAGGCTGTTGATCATATTTTCATACAAAAGCCTTTGAAGTTTTCCCCCTGTTAATTACACTGTATAAATACACAGTATATATTGACGGGGGGATGGTTATGAGGTTAGAAATTCTTTTTGGTCAAGAGCATAAAGTTTCTCAGAAAGTCATGGATGCACTTCATGCACAGATTAACGGTCGCTTAACCCCTCTCTATTCCCGGTTCACTTTACGCATAGCAAAGAGCAGCAGCTCTTTAGTTCAGGTTACCGGCACAAAAGACGACGACGAACATAAAAAAATCATGTCGATTATCCAGGGCATCTGGGAAGACGACAGCTGGTTACCCGAGTAAGTGTTCCGTGTTGGCTGGTTGGGAGGTTTAAATGGTTAAAGAAACATGTAGCTCTGATTTGCTCGCTCAAAAGCTGCAGCAAATGTATTCACTGTTACAGATAGTTAAACGGACGTTGGATAGTAATGAAGGGAGTATCTATCTGCAGGAGGCGATCGATCTGATGAGCGCGGCCGGGAACATGGCTCACGAATGCGAAGCCATACGCCAGCGACTGGACGTCGAACTTTACCAGCAGAGCAGCAAATACTACGAGCAATACTCCCCGCAACATGAGCAGGTTTGCCAGTAAAAGAAAAGGTGGGACCCCGGTCCCACCCTGTTAAGCGACGGCTTTATCAATACGCAATTGCACGACGCGGTTGAGCAGGCGAAGGGCTTGCTCGACCGTTTCAACTTTCGATGAATGTGCAACATCCAGCAACCGATCCACCTGCGCCCCTTTCATGCCCATCAACCTGGCTAAATCCGCTTTACGCGTGCCTGTAGCGATCATTGCATTATGAAGAGCGGCTTTCATGGCTACCAGAACGGGCATCGTTATCACGTACTCCCCTGCTTCTGGCTCGCTTCCTTCCGGGATTGGGCGGCGTTCATCAATCTCAATAGAGAGGGCCGTAACAGCCGCGTCAACGGCTTCCAGTAACGCGTCCTCGACGCTATCTGCCACTGAGTTAAGCAGTGGCAAATCACGGCATGAAACAACCCAGGCATTGGTGTCCGTGTCGTGTTCCAGTTTTACAGCATAACTAAACATAGTGACCTCTCGAAAAGGCCGGGGCTTAAAGCCCCAGATCCTTGATTATTTTCTTTCTTAAAACTTCCGGCATTTCTTTGGAGCCATGGTCGGGGAATACCGTCATCTTTCCATTTAATGCCACTTTGTGGTGGCTTCCGCCGCCTGGTGCTTTGGTAAATATCGCACCTTGTCGGCTTAACCACCGCCTGAACTCGCTGTATTTCACGCGGCCTCCTTAACCAACAGAGAAACTATATCAAATCAGATAATAAAAGCAACAAATATGTTGTATAAATAAACATAAATGATTCAAAAAGGACTCGCTTTTGGTTCCGGGCGAAGCTATAGTTCGTGTCGTAGGCGGGACGCCAACCGCTTTAATTAACTGAAATGACAGGAGATATTATGAACTACGAAGGCAACGAAGAAGTAAGAAAGGATCTGAAGGAACTAACCGAAGCGCTATATGAGGTTTACAGAAAAGCAGCAGAAATGGAAAGCCGGTACAAATGGAATAAAGCCGGTTTAGTGGAAAGGTTAACAGGAACGGCAGCGGGGCAAGCAAAGGACGAATTAGCCGAAACTTACCGAAAACTATCCGAAGTTGAGCATCAATTCCAGGACTAACCATAAAGGGCCGGACGCCACCGGCCCCCACTAAGACAGGAGAAACGCAATGAATTTTAAATCCTTGCGGGAAGAGATGACAGAAGACGCTATGGCTATTGAATATGCCTTGCGCGGTCGAGACCTTGTAACCTTGAATGACTTAACGGCGGCATGTAATTGCGCCCCGGAGAGTGCTGAATTCATCCTTGAACAGATGATCTATTTTGGGGTTGTGGCTAAAGATAGCGCGGGCCGTTATTCACTTACCCCTGCTTATCGGGCGCACCCGGTTAAGGCAGCGTAATATGATTGGGACCACGGTCCCAATTTACAGCTTGCAAAAAAATCACAAAAAAATTAAGATTTTCTTAAGTTGGGAAATTTATAACCAGCTCTCTCATAACCGCCTTCAGGGCGGTTTTTTTGTGCCTTGAAAATGGGCGCTGCAACATGTGCCACCATGTTGCAGCCTTCAGCCCATGCCGCTAGACAGGGTGAAGCCAGGCCCATTGCTGGATGCGCATCAGCAAAATGAGCCTAACAAAAAAGGCCCCCAAACACCATGAAAAACACTGTAAAAATAAACAGTGCTTCACTTGTGCATGCTGATTCTCTGGAGTACATAAAAACATTACCTGACAACAGCATAGATGCAATTATCACCGATCCGCCGTATTACCGGGTCAAAGGTAACGCGTGGGACAACCAGTGGCCGAGCGTGGCTGATTATTTAGCCTGGCTTGATGAATTTTTTGCGGAGTTCTGGCGGGTACTAAAACCGGCAGGATCACTTTATGTTTTCTGCGGACCGAAGTTGTCATCAGACACTGAGCTGCTGTTGCGCGACCGTTTTAACGTGCTTAACCACATCATCTGGGCAAAGCCAAACGGGCGCTGGAATGGATGCCGGAAAGAAGATCTTCGTGCTTATTTCCCGGCGACCGAGCACATTCTGTTTGCTGAACATTATGGCGCGGAAGGTTTCGCAAAGGGCCAGGCGGGTTATGCGTCAAAGTGCCAGGCACTGAAGGGCCAGGTATTTGCGCCCCTGATTGAGTATTTCCGGGAGGCGCGACAGCACCTGGGTATTTCGGCAGCGCAAATTAACGCGGCGACAGGCACTAAAATGTGTAGCCACTGGTTCAGCGCCAGTCAATGGCAGCTACCGAGCGAAAAGCAGTACCTCGCGCTTCAGGCCCTTTTTAACAGGGTGGCGTCAGAGAAAGGCGTAAAAGGGCTGGAAACAGAGCACGCGGAACTACAGCGGGATTACTCCAGCCTGAGCATCACTTATTCAGAGTTGCTCACTGAATATGGCGATCTTCGTAAGCAGTACGACAACCTTCGGCGTCCGTTCCGGGTGAGCAAAGACGTTCCATATACCAACGTCTGGACCTACCCGCCGGTGCCGTTTTATCCAGGGAAACATCCTTGCGAAAAGCCGCTGGAGATGATGATCGATATCATCGCGGCCAGCACCAGACCGGGTGATGTTGTGGCCGACTTTTTTATGGGTTCTGGCGCAACGATAAAAGCAGCTCTGCAGCTGGGCCGTGAGGCCATCGGGGTTGAGCTGGAAGAGGAAACCTTCCTGAAAACAGTCTCCGAAATAACACAACCATAACAACAGGCCCCGCTTAGCGGGGCTTTTTATTGCCCGCCGCGCGGGTGGCGGAGCTATGAACACAGCTATCGAATACGGAAATCCCGACCTCTGGCTTGTCCTGCTCATGCTTGCCGCCGGAGTGATATCTCACGCCCTTCTATCTGCCGACCCTATCAATATTCGCCGTCTGATCGGCGACGTCCTGCGCGGCGTCATCGTGGCGATCATTTTGTGGGCGTACGGCGTTATGGGGAACCTTTCAATTCTCAAGGTGATAACGCTGGCAGGCCTGTCTGCTGTTGCATGGCCGCACACGGTCAACGAGGTCACCCGATTCGCAAAAAGAACAATAAGCCGGATTCTCGGCGGGAGAAAAAGACAATGAATTACGGGTTGATTGATAAGCCGGATGCGGTGCGTTACGCGATCGCCGTCTGCGACGTTATCGGCCACGGGAAGAACGGAAAGGCGGTACCGCTTCTCGTTGAAACCTGCGCAGCAGAAACCCTCCTCGGTGATTACAAAGACCCGACACCGACCAGTGCCGGTACCGGGTTATCACAGGTTGATCTCGGCACCTTCGAATGGTTGCGTGATCTGTATAAAAACAGCCGCCATGCGCCAGTTTTGCTCCGTGAGTTTGGCATCGACCTGAGCCGCACGGTCTATCAGGAGCTGAGAACGTCGCCGCTTCTGGCCATGCTCTTTTGCCGTCTGCGTTACCTCGTCGTTCCTGAGAGCATTCCCGATACCCGCGAGGGACGGGCCAGTTACTGGAAGAAGCATTACAACACCTCCGCTGGCAAAGGTACGCCAGCGGATTATCTGGATAAGTGCCAGCGCGCCGGCGTCGATGCACTGTTTAACGATTCGCGCAGTCGCGCATAAGGACACACGATGAACAGCTTAAAAAAAATCGCCCGCTCCTGGGCGCTCATGAGTGCCACTTTCCTGTTGCTCGTCACTGCCAGCAGCCCGGCATTCGCGTTCGATAACCTCGACATTGATGCGCTGATCAAGGCGCTGCCGGAGGGCTGGACCAGCGGCGTAACTGCCGTGTTCATTGTGTTGTATGCCGTCGCGCAGCTGCGTGCCGTAATGCCGCCGGCGCTGACCAATAAAATCCCCGGACTGGTTATGAAGGTGCTGGATTTTGTGGCGGCAAACTGGCGGCACGCCCGAAACGCTGAGGCGGTCACTAAGGTAGCCGCAAGCGCTACCCGAGCGAACGGACCATCGGATAAGGAGTACCGGACGATGGTCGAAACGGCAAAGAACAAAGGGGAGCTGCGCAGTGGAAGCCGGATTGAGAGTGCTGGCGATCATCCTGGAAATGATCGCCCAGGCAGTAAAAGCGCGTAACGAAGATGAGCGGCAGAGCCGGATTGATTATGCGCGTAACAACCCGGCTGATTATCTGCGCCGTTTTGGCCGGGTGCGCGAAGTCACAGCCAGCGATGTCGAGCCTGACGCCGAAACCGTGCGCGGCAGAGAAGCCGGCGATTGAGGTGGTTCATATCGATGGCCACTTCGTTATCTCTGACGGTGATATGGGAAAACTAACCGGCTACATAGCAGCGCTGGAAGCTGGCTGCGTGGCTCCTGAATAGAGGTTTTTATGGCAGTTCTGAAGCATCTAAATAAGCGCTACATTCAGCGAACATTTACGCATAAGGCATGGTTTATGGGGATCGTGCCGGTTTACATCAATGTGAAAACATTAGATGTGGCAGTGCGTAATGGCGTCCCTGACTTCCTGTTTGATGTAGTTGAAACCGCAGGCTATTTCGTGCGGCGCGTGATGGGGAAAGTGAAGCGCGGTTACGAGCAGCAGGGTGATTTTCTTTTCACTGGCACGATCAGCAAGGATGGCAAATGAAAGTCTACATCGCCGGACCAATGACCGGGCATCCGAACTATAACCGGGCAGCATTCAATAAAGAAGCCGACAGACTGAAGGCGCATGGTCACACGGTACTCAACCCAGCCACCTTACCGGATGGATTGCTGCAGCGTGAATACATGGACATTTGTTTCGCCATGCTCCGCTGTGCTGATGCAATCCTGATGTTACCTGGCTGGCAGGCATCATCCGGGGCCACAGCTGAATACCATTACGCCTACAAGATGGAGCTGCCGACCTACAGCACGCTGCATTACCCGCCAGTAGTGCAACCAGCCTGAGCCATTGGGACCACGGTCCCAATCATTTGGGAGCAAAGCCAATGAAGAAGCAACGCGGATAGGCCGCAGCCGAACGGCAATGCAGCAGTCATGATGCTGCCCCGAGTCGCCAGCTGGCGAGCCTGTGTAGTGACGGGTAAGGGTTCATAGATTAAAAACAGCTCCGGCAAAGCAGCGCGAACCGCCAGACGCGCACCGGTTATCAGCGGCGATGATGCGACAGCTACTCAAGGGCATGGGCGCGGCCACTGCGTAAGTGTGGCTGGTTTAAGAGTGATGAAACAAAGGCTACCTCCGGGTGGCTTTTCTTTTGTCTTTTGTCTGACGCCATCCGGCTCGCAGGTTAACTAACGATCAGGTAATCATTATGGACACACAACAGGCTTTGCCAGCTTTAGAAGCAACCTCGTCACCATTTGGTGTGATCTTGTCCTGGCGCTGGCCGGAAGGCGCACGGCAGGGTGATCGGGTTGAAGTACAACATCTGGCTGCAGGAGCGGTGTTATGCCGAAGCAAGTTCATCGAATGGCCCGAACCTCACACCACTATTGGTGGCCTTGCAGCGGGACAAAAAGTTCAGGTCCGCGCCCGTTTGGTTGATAAGAGTGGCAAGTCAAATGACTGGAAGGCCAGTGACTGGATCGACGCACAGGCGACTGATAATGCCGCAGAGATTCTGGAGTTTCTGCAAGGAAACGCTTTTAAGCCTTTCACCTTCAGTCGTAGCGGATACGCATTTTTTTATGATGGCGAGTCAGCGGTTGCGAGTGAAAACGTTCCGGTATCCAAGCTGAGTGAAAACTCATATGAAATCACGCTGGGTGTAAATAAGTCTTTGGGCTGTCAGCTAAAGAACGCAACCATTGGTGACACAATCAAGAGCGAGCAATGCACCATGCCAACCAGCGGCGAAACCATCCAGCAGCGCACCCTGAGCGCTGTGCTGACCAACACACTTCATACCGTGCCGCATAACCGAGTGGGTGATATAGCGGTGACGTTAGCCCGTGCAGTAAACGCTGCATTTGATCAACTGGTAACGACTGATGCCAGCGCGAGCTAACCGGCCCTGCCGCCATAAAGGATGCGCCGCGATAACCACTGACCGCAGTGGTTTCTGCGACGCACACCGGCAACAGCATGCAGGTGATGGATGGCGTAACTACCAGCCAGGAAAGAGCAGGCATGAGCGTGGTTATGGCAGACCGTGGGAGATAAGGCGCGCCCGCATCCTTGAACGCGACCGTTACGTATGCCAGGAGTGCCGACGCAATGGCATCGGCAGCAAGGCCACATCGGTCGATCACATCATACCCAAAGCCCACGGCGGCACAGATGACGATAACAATCTGGAAGCGCTGTGCTGGCCATGCCACAGACGTAAAACCGCAAGCGAGAGACAGAGATGACACGAGAGCAAGAGACATTGCTACTGATTAAAGGCGCGATATCGGAGCTGGAACCGGAGCAGCGGGAACGCGTAAGCGAATGTACGACGACCCTGAACCAGATGCTGGCCCGTTATCCCGACGGCGAGGCGCTGATGGCTATCGCCCTTTTCGCCGCTCAGATGGATGCACGCGCATAAAAAAGCCCGCATCAATTCGGCTCAAATAATGAGCCGAATCACGAAAGCATTCGGCTCATAGGTATTGATAATTGTTATCAATTGGCGCGGCGCAGCACCCTCTAATTGATAACCGTTATCGTCTGGCTGGGGGTAGGGGGGATCAATTCCCTAACCCCTTTCGCCAGCCAGTACTGCCGCTCCCGGTAGATTTTTACGCGTAAGAAATAAGAACTTTTTTTTGGGGCCATTTTTGAGGTGTTTTGATGAGCACGGGAGTAAGAGCGCCCGGTGGTGGTCGCAAGCCAAACAACGCCGGGACGCAGGTGAGTTCAGTCACCAGAGCAGTTTCGCCGCCGGATGAATTGTTGGGAGAGATGGCAGTCGATGCCTGGAAGCGTACCTGCCGAATCCTGATCGATAACGGCACGTTCGAAATGGAGGACTGCTATCTGCTGATGGAGTACTGCAACACGGTGCAGCTCCTGTTTGATGCGAATCAGGAAATCAAAGGTGATGGTCTCGGTGATGAGACCGCAGCCGGCGGGCAGAAGCTCGGCGCGGCCGTAAAAGCGCGCGACAAATACATCACGCAGCTCATCAAGCTGTCAGTGGTACTGAAGCTCGATCCCAACAGCAGAATGAGAGTCAGAAAGCCCGGACAGGGAGCTGAAGAAGCAGATAACGAATTCAACGATTTCTAATTGGGACCACGGTCCCATTTTTTATGGATGATTTTTATGGCCGCATATCCGAGCGTCAATCTGGCGAATCAGTATGCGCGTGATGTGCTGAACGGGAAGATTGTCGCCTGTAAGTACATCCGGCTGGCCTGCCAGCGCCATTACGACGACCTGAAAAAATCGCTCGATAAAGATTATCCGTACCGGTTCGACAGGGATCTGGCGGAGCGGGCTTGCCGCTTCGTGCAACTGCTGCCCCATTCAAGTGGCGATCTGAAGGGGCAGAAGCTGAAGCTTGAGCCGTGGCAGGCTTTCATCTTCAGTTGCATCTTTGGCTGGGTAACGAAAAAGAATAAAAAACGGCGCTTCAAAGAAGCTTATATCCGCGTAGCCCGTAAAAACGGGAAGTCGTTTTTTGCTGCCGGCATCGGCACATATATGTTCTGCGCAGATGGTGAAAACAGCGCAGAGGTATATTGCGGCGCGACGCAGATGAGGCAGGCTCTGAAGGTGTTCACCCCAGCCAAGATGATGGCAGAAATGCTGCCGGCATTGAGGAAAAAATTTAACGTTTCGATATGGGCTGAAAAGCTCACTCGCGCAGATGGTTCGATATTCGCGCCGATTGTGGGGAATCCGGGAGACGGCGACAGCCCGTCCTGCGCCATCATTGACGAATACCACGAACACCAGTCCGACCGTCAGTATGCCGCCATGACTACCGGCATGGGTGCCCGTAGCCAGCCACTGGCGCTGATTATCACGACCGCCGGCGTTGACCTTGAGTCTCCCTGTTACGACAAAGATAAAGAGGTCAAAGAGATCCTCGACGGCGTGATCCCTAACGAGCGCCTGTTCGGCATGATTTACGAGCTGGATGAAGGCGACGACTGGCAGGACCCGGCGAACCTCATTAAAGCCAACCCGAATATCGATGTTTCAATCAGCTATGAATACCTGATTGAAAAACTCGAGCTGGCAAAAAACGTTCCCCGCCAGACCAACGCCGTGAAAACCAAACACCTCAACATGTGGGTGTCCGGTAAATCGGCGTTTTTCAATATGGAGCACTGGAAAGCGGCGGAGGATAAAACACTCAGTTTTGAGGACTTCACGGACGACGAATGTTACATGGGCCTCGACCTGGCGAAAAAGCTCGATATGAACGCCGGCATTCCGCTGTTCGTGCGAGAGATTGAGGGCAAGAAGCACTATTACAGTATCCGCCCGAAATTTTGGGTGCCGGAAGACACTGTTCACAGCACTGACCCGAAACTGCTTAAAACGGTCGACCGTTATCAGAAATTCGTGGAAATGGGCGTGCTGGATGCGACCGACGGCGCTGAGGCTGATTACCGCGAGATCCACGCGAGCATACTTGATATGCGCGAAGAGGTAAGGTTCGCGGAAGTCGATCTTGACCCCGCTGGCGCAACAGCGCTTCGCCATACCCTGGAGGATGAAGGTTTTACCTGCGTGGAGATCACGCAGAATTTCCAGAACATGTCTCCTGCCATGAATGAGCTGGAAGCCGCGCTCGCCGGTGGACGATTCCATCATGACGGCAACCCAATCCTGACCTGGTGTATCAGCAACGTTATCGGGAAATACATTCCCGGCAGCGACGATGTTGTGCGCCCGACTAAAGGCGATAAGCAGAGCAAGATCGATGGTGCCACGGCACTGTTCAATGCCATGAGCCGCGCAATGCTGAATGGCAGTAGCGGCGGTTCGTCTGTATACGATGAGGAAGATATCGCATGTTAATTTCAGTTTTTACATTCCTGCTCGGCCTCATCGGTGCCTGTCTGGTATCTGTCGGGGCATGGCTGGTTTCGCCTTCGGCCGGGTTAATCACCGGCGGCGTTATCTGCCTCGCCTGGTCGTATTTGTGGGCCAGAAGCGCCGCGCAGGGCCAGTCAGTGAAGGGGGATAACTGATGTTTATTCCCCAATTTTTCCGGGGCAGGCCGAAACCGGGCAACACCAACTGGACGATGGTGCCGGGTGGTATGCGTGCCAGCCAGAGTTCGTCCGGGATGCTGATTACGCCCGAAACCGCGCTGGCCATGTCGGCCGTTCGCGCGTGCGTGACACTTCTGGCGGAGTCCGTGGCGCAGCTGCCGTGCGAGCTTTACCGCCGGGACAAAAAAGGCGGACGGGTTAGGGCGACAGATCATCCGCTTTACGACCTGATTCACTCCCAGCCGAACCGAAAGGACACTTCATTCGAATACTACGAGCAGCAGCAGGGCGTGCTGGGGCTTGAGGGCAATTCGTTTGCGCTGATTGAACGTGACGGCAAAGGTTATCCGACGGAGCTAATCCCGGTCAGCCCGAAGAAAGTCGTGGTGATGAAAGGCCCGGACGGCATGCCCTATTACAACCTGCCCGACGTTGGCGAAACACTGCCGATGCGCATGATGCATCATGTGAAATATTTCAGTCTGGACGGCTATATCGGTACATCGCCGATTCAGACGAATGCCGACGTACTTGGTCTCGGCCTGGCCGTTGAGCATCACGCCGCGCAGGTATTTGCACGCGGCACGACGATGAGCGGAGTGATTGAGCGCCCGAAAGAAGCGCCCACCATCAAAAGCCAGGAGGCGATCGACCGCCTGCTGGCCAAGTGGACGGATCGCTATTCAGGCGTGCGTAACGCATTCTCCGTGGCGCTCCTGCAGGAAGGCATGAGCTACAAGCAGCTTTCACAGGACAACGAAAAAGCGCAGCTGCTACAGAGTCGCCAGTGGACGGTAAACGAAATCTGCCGGCTGTTTAAAATCCCGCCGCACATGATTCAGCTACTGGATCAGGCGACAAACAACAACATCGAGCATCAGGGCCTGCAGTATGTGATGTACACCCTGCTGGCCTGGCTGAAGCGGCACGAGGGCGCGATGATGCGTGACCTGTTGCTGCCCAGCGAGCGTCGGGACCTGTACATTGAGTTCAACGTTTCCTCACTGCTGCGCGGTGACCAGAAATCACGTTACGAATCCTACGCGCTGGGCCGCCAGTGGGGCTGGTTGTCCGTCAATGATATCCGGCGCATGGAGAACCTGCCGCCAATCCCCGGCGGAGATACCTACCTGACACCGCTGAATATGGTGGACAGCTCAAAACTTGTTCCGGGCATCGGGAAAGCGACGCCGCAGCAGATCAGTGAGATAGAAGCCATTCTGGCCCGAACCTGAACCGGCCCGCAGCAGCGGGCACTTTTACTGGTAAAAACCATGACAAAAATTATCAACCTGCCACACCTGGCGGATCAGGTGTTTGGTGTGCCGCATTACGCCACCCGGCAAATTATGGACTCGGTTAAAGCTGTTCTGGTGCCGCGTATTCAGGGTATCAGTGCGCCAGGCATCGAGATGGCATTTGAACCGGAAGATGTGCCGGAGCCGGCGGGCACGCAGCAGACCGGCGGCGTTGCGGTGATCCCGGTACACGGCATTCTGGTGCCGCGTCGCGGCCAGATTGTGGCTATGTGTACAGAGCTGACGAGCTACGAACGGCTGCGGATGCATATCACCGCCGCGCTGAACGATCCGTCCGTGAGCGAAATCGTGCTGGATATCAACTCCGGCGGCGGTGCGGCGACCGGCTGCAAGGAGCTGGCCGATTTCATTTTCCAGTCACGCGATCGCAAACCAATTACGGCCATCGTGAATTTCAACGCGTTTTCAGCAGCGTATTTCATTGCGGCAGCGTGCAGCAAAATCGTTGTGAGCCAGACCAGTGGCGTCGGCTCGATCGGCGTCATTCTGGAACACATGGAAGCGTCGAAGCTGGAAGAGTCAGTCGGACTGAAATTCACCACGATTTACCGTGGCGACAACAAAAATAACGGTTCGCCGCATGAGCCGCTGACCGAACAGGCGCAGACCATGTTTCAGAGCATGATCGACTCGATGTACGAAACGTTTACCGCGTCAGTCGCTGAGTATCGCGGCCTGTCGCAGCAGGCTGTCATCGATACGCAGGCGGCGCTGTTTTTCGGTACTGATGCCGTTGCGGCAGGCCTGGCGGATGAGGTTTCCGATCCACAGTCAGCGATTAACGGTATCGCGGCGAAGTACAAACCGGGCGCGAAACCACAGTCAATTCAGGTCCGGGCAGCTGCCATGGACCAGATGACAAAAATGTAACCCGGCGCACAGGCGTCAACCCCCAACAAGCAGCCTCCTGGCTGCTTTTTTTATGCGTAAAAGAGAGAAAAACATGCCAAAAATTGAAGAATTACGCCGTCAGCGCGCGGGTGTTAACGAACAGGTTCAGGCACTGGCGCAGGTCGAGCTGGATGGCGGCACGCTGTCAGCCGAGCAACTGGCGCAGTTTGCCAGTCTGCAGACTCAGTTCACCGATATCAGCGCTACGATTGAGCGACTCGAAGCCGCAGAACGCGCGGCCGCACTGGTAGCAAAACCTGTATCCACCCAGCAGGCTCCATCTGTTGTGGTGAAGGCGGAGCCGAAGCAGTACAAAGGCGCTGGTATGACCCGCATGGTGATGTCCATCGCGGCCGCGCAGGGCAACGTGCAGGATGCCGTGAAATTCGCTGCGAATGAGCTGAATGACCAGTCCGTCTCGATGGCGATTTCAACTGCTGCCGCGTCCGGCGGCGTGCTGATCCCGGAGAACCTGCACAGCGAAGTGATCGAACTGCTGAGCGATCGCACTATCGTGCGTAAGCTCGGTGCCCGTTCCATCCCTCTGCCAAACGGCAACATGGGACTGCCGCGAGCCGCCGGCGGTGCGCAGGCCTCGTACACCGGCGAGGGTAAGGACGCGACCGCATCCGAATCACGATTCGATGATGTGAAACTGACCGCGAAAACGCTGATCGCACTGGTGCCGATTTCCAACCAGCTGATTGGCCGCGCCGGTTTCAACGTCGAACAACTAGTGTTGCAGGATATCCTGACCGCTATCTCTGTTCGCGAAGATAAAGCCTTTATGCGCGATGACGGTACCGGCGATACGCCGATCGGCATGAAAACCCGAGCGACGCAGTGGAACCGTCTGCTGCCGTGGGATGCCGCCGCTGAGGCAAACCTCAACACCATCGACACCTATCTGGATGCCCTCATCCTGATGGCCATGAACGGTAACAGCAATATGATCAGCTGCGGCTGGGGCATGTCGAACCGTACCTACATGAAATTGTTTGGTTTGCGTGACGGTAACGGCAACAAAGTCTACCCGGAAATGGCGCAGGGAATGCTGAAGGGCTACCCGATCGAGCGAACCAGCGCGATCCCGGTAAACCTCGGTGCCGGCGGCAATGAGTCGGAGATTTATTTCGCCGATTTCAACGACGTGGTTATCGCTGAAGATGGCGTGATGTCGGTCGATTTCTCCAAAGAGGCGACCTATAAGGACGCCGACGGCAATCTGGTTTCCGCGTTCGCCCGCAACCAGTCTCTGATCCGCGTCATCACCGAGCACGATATCGGGTTCCGTCACCCGGAAGGCCTGGCGATGGGCACCAAGGTGCTGTTCTAAGCGATTCCGCACTGACCATGTAAGCCCGCGCTGCGGGCTTTTTCATTTCAACGGAGAGCAACATGCCACCGAAAACAGCGAAAGCGTCCGCACCGGATACGGACGACAAAAAAACACCGGAAACGCAGGTACCGACGCTCCCGGCTGACTCAACCGATGATGCCGGCGGAGCCATTACTGGAGATGCGCTCATTACTGATACAACTATCACTAATGCCGCAATTGGGACCACGGTCCCAGCAGGTGACGAAATGCCCCAGCCAGGTAAACGCGAAGCCGTGGTGTTCCTCGGCCCGTATCACCGTTATTCACGCGGCGACATGGCGGTTTTTGATGCGCAGTACGCGCAGGAGCTGGTCGACCGCCGCATCGCCGTCTGGCCGCGTGATGCAAAGCGCGCGCTGAGTCCCCGTCCGGGAGACGATGATTATGCTACTGACATTGGCTAAGGCGAAAACTCAGCTCCGCCTGGAGCTGGATTTTACCGAGCATGATGAGTTGCTGACGGGGCTGATTAAAGCCGCTCAGCGCAGCATCGAGCGCAATTATTACTGCACGCTGGTTGCCACGCAGGATGAACTGGACGCCCTGCCGGAAGCGACGTCAGGGTATGTCGCGGACGAAGATATTTTGCTGGCCATGCAAATGATGGTCGCGCACTGGTATCTGAATCCGGCCGGCGCCGGACAGGGAACACCGTCGGAGCTGGGCGTCGAATACCTGCTGTTTCCGTTAATGGAGCATACGGTATGAGCGACGAAATATTGCAACCAGGCGAACTGAACTGCCGCATCACGCTCAGCTACGTGGAAACCGGGCGCGGCCCACTCGGCGAACCGCTGCCGGCAGAAGAGTTCGAAGCCGGTAAGGCCTGGGCGAAAATGGAGCTGGTCTCCGGGCGTAAAGTGCGCACGCAGGATCAGCAGGCCGTGGTGGAAACCTGCCAGTTTACGCTGTACCCGCGCGACGATGTGCAGATCGACTGGAAGGTGTCGACGCGAAACCGGGTTTACACGGTCCGCAACGTCGACCGTTCCCGCCGTGACCGCATCGTCATTACCGGGGAGGCGGATGGTCGCCATGATCGAAACGGCAATTAAACCCGCGCTGGAGCGCATCACAGGGCTCGATGTTTATCCGCTGCTGCTGCCGGATTCTGTTCAGGAAGGCGCGACCTTTCAGCGTATTTCTGACGCGGAAATTGGCAACGGTCTGGCGCGAACAGGCCTGCTCGATGTTCGCATCCAGGTGACTATGTATGTGGTCGACAACTACACACGTCTGCTCCAGCTCGATAAGGCGCTGTGGGATGAGTTCAAAACCATTGTGCATGGCGAACTGGAAGGCCACCCCGTTCAGTACGTTGCGCGCGGCAGCATCCAGCAGGACAAAACCACGCTGGTCAGCAATCGCGTCCAGTACCGCCTCATCCGCGATTTCATTTTCACCGTACCGGAGTAATCCCCATGGATATCGAAATCAAATTCCCGTCCGGGAAGGACTTCGATCGCCTGTTAGCGGACGTCGACAAGAAAGTGGGCGTGAAGTTGCTGCGTGATGCAGGGCGCGAGGCGATGCAGGTCGTTGTGGACGATATGCGTCAGCACGCCGGTTTTGACGAAACAAGCGAGGGGCCGCACATGCGGCATTCGATTAAAACCCGAAGTACCAACGTAGCCGAAACATCGAAATACGCAACGATCGTCACGCTGCGCGTCGGACCCAGCAAAGAGCATCACATGAAGGCGCTGGCGCAGGAGTTCGGGACCATCAAACAGGTGGCGCGACCGTTCATCCGGCCGGCGTTGGATTACAACGTTAAAAAAGTTCTGCAGGTTCTGGCCACCGGGATACGTCTCGGGCTGGAAGGCAAATAACCAATCTGGAGTCAAAAATGGCTGACGAACAAATTAAATCACCGTCGGAATATGCATCGCTGCCGGCGGGCACGCGTGTGTCTTATGGTCCGACTGGCGGCACGCTGGCGACGGCGCAGCTGCTGCAAAGTGCCATGGCCATCGGCGCGACGGGCAAGAAAGGCACGTTTATGGACGTCACCCGCCTGATCGATACCGACCGTAAGTACATGGCCGATATGGGCGAAGGTGAAGATAAAACCCTGGTGTTTATCGACGATCCGAGCGATGCCGCGCAAATGGCGCTGCTGACGTCTGCCGATGCCAAAGAAACGAAAGTTTTTTACATGCAGTTTCCGAATAAGCGCATCGCGGAAGTGGAGCTGGTTCTGTCTGGCTGGAGCCTGCAGGCGGTTGATTCGCCGAGCGGCAAAGTGCTGCAGGTCGAAGTTTATGGCAAGCAGAACCGCCTTAAATGGTCTGTTGCGCCAGCGGACGGCGGCGCGTAAGCCGCCCCTCTCTTAAATTCATTTCACAGGATACAAAATCATGGATTACACGAATCTGGCCGAACCGATGAACACCACCTGCCAGCAGACACTGCTGGGCAAACGGGTGTTTATCCGCCGCCTGACGTCCAACGAACTGGACGACTACAACAAGTCGGTTGTGGACGCACGTGAAGCTGGCCAGCCCGATCGCGCGCTGTCGCTGCTTGGCGTTAACCTGTTTTTGAGTGCGCTGGTTAATGAAGACGGATCACGCCCGAAAAAAACGCTCCTGCCGAAGGCGGAAACGTTGCTGGATGCGCATTCCACGGCTGATCTGCTGGACGCAGTGACGACCGTGCAGCGCCATTCGTATGGAACACTTGAGGACGCGAAAAAAAACTGACGGAATCGCCCCGGCTGAAGCTGCTGTTTACCCTGGCAGATCGCTGGGGTGAGCCAGACCCGCGCAAGCTCGGCGACCTGCCGGCGAACATCCTCACGCATTGGGAGGCGTATTTCGACCTGCTGTCCGAAGCAGCTGGCGAGCCTCCCAGACCACAAACCCCGGCAGCGCCCAAGCCCGTTCAGGGCGATCAGGAGTTCGCCGACTGTCTCAGGATCTTAGGAAATGGCTGCTGACGTTGCATCACTGGCTGTCGCGCTGCACCTCAACGCCGCTACGTTCAAATCGCAGTTCGCGGACGCGATGCGTACGGCCGACAGCAACGCGCAGCAATTTAACCGTAAGGCCCAGGAAGAGGCGAAAAAAACGCGCGATGCGTTCCAGAACATGGGCAAGGGCGTCGCCGTGCTGGATGCCGATTTTAACCGGCTTGGTAACACCGTTGATAAACGGCTGACGGGCCTGGATGAAATGCGCAACGTGCTGGCCAGCATCACGGCCGGCAGTACCGTTGGCAGCAGTTCCATCATCACGGCGCTGATTTCCGCCATGGGCGAGGGGATGACTACTGCGCTTGGTAACAGCATGTCGAAGCTGGAAGCACAGCGGCAGGCGCAGATCCTGAACACGTCTGCGCAGGTCGATGCGATTCGTGCGTCTATTGAGAATGCGCGCCGGTTGCGTGAAGAAGCGCAGGCCCGCGCGGCCATCGCGGTGAAAACTATCGAGGCGGCGCGTGCGGACCGTGAGCGTGCGTTTTCGCTCGATGAATTTTTCGCAAAACAGGCTGAGGTCAACAAACTCTACGGCGTGACCGCGAACTATCAGGATGAGCACGCGAAAAATGCCCGGACTATCGAAGAGGCGAACCGTGCGGAAGCTGCCGGCAAAGACAGCCTCGCGGAAGCGGCTAAAACCGTACTGGAATCGGATATCGCAGAATCCGAGGGTAAGCAGAAGCTGATCGAGAAAACCCGCGAGGCGATTAACGCCAGCGCAGGATTGTCGCTGGGCCAACGCGCAGCGGCTGCGAGCGCCGGTCTGTTACGCGGCGCACTGGCGATGGTTGGCGGGCCAATTGGGCTGGGCCTGCTTGCCGCCGCCGGCGCAGCCACGGCGCTCTATACCGCGTACGCGAACAGCGAGGCGGAGATTAAGGGTTACACGCTGGCGTTGCAGAAATCCGGGCAGCTGACGGTGATGAACGCGCAGTATCTGCGGAGCCTGTCGGCCAGCCTCGGTGATGCAGACAAATCCATCAAGGCGGTGACGTCTGCGGTTGCTGCCGGGTTCGGCGGTGATTTACTGGTTCAGGTTGCGGATCTGGGCGTGCGCATGGATGAGGTCGGGTTGAGTTCGGATGACCTGGTATCGATGTTATCCAGCCTGAAGGGCGATCCGTTGCAGGCCATGCAGAAACTGACCGATCAGGGCATCCTGCTCAACGAGAGCATGATTGACCAGATCGTCACGCTCGAGCGCCAGGGGAAAACGTCTGAGGCGACGGCGCTGCTGCAGCAGTTTGCGATGCAGGAGCTGGATAAACAAATTAAGGCCCAGGAAGAAGACGTCGGCATGCTGGAAGGTGCGTGGAAGTCGCTGAAGGGTTTCGTCAGCGATGCGTTCACCACCATGGGCCAGGCACATATCGCGCAGGCCGAGGCAATTGCGGCTGCGCAGGGTATTGACCTCAACCCAACCCCCGACCCGGCAATCAAAGCGCGGGAAGAGGCGGAAAAGGCGTTTCAGTTGCAGCAGAAGCAGCGCGCTGAGGTGACGGAGCGACTGAAAACTGAAAATACCCTGGCGGGTATCCTGAAGGCCGGCGTGCCGCGTGAGAAAGAGCGCGCGGAGGCGATAGCTCTCGTTAACGCCAACTTTAAAAAGGGCACGGCGGAATACGAGCAGGCGATGCGCGGCGTGGAGAAGATGTACGCCGAGCACAAGCAAAAGCGGGAGAAGGCCTATACCGACGACGCGGCCACGCGCCGTTTGCAGGATCTGCGACAGGAGGAGGTATCCCTGCGGGCGCAGAACGCGCAGACCGAAAACCTGACCAACTCAGAACGCAAACTGGTGCAGTTCAACCAGGAGATGGCCGACCTGAAGGAGAAGCGCATCCTGACGGCGGCGCAGCGGAGTTTGCTGGCTAACGAGAAAGAATTGCGGGCGCAGCTGGAGATTAACGCCAGCCTCGATCGGGCGAATGCGCAGCGCCAGATTGGCCTGCAGATGCAGGAAAAGAATCAGGAGCTGTATCGCTCCACGTTGCAGCTGCAGCAGGAGTATTCCAACGCTGTGGCGCAGATGACGATGAGCACTGCTGCGTATGATCAGATGGTCGCCGAGCAGGGGGTGCGGGAGCGGTTTGCGAAGGAGCGCGAGCAGTTGGATACGCTGGAGAAAGACCGGTCGTCAGATAATTATAAGAATCAAACCAAGCTCATTCAGGATGAAGAGCAAAAGCAAATAGCAATAGTACGCAATGGAGCCCAGCTCAAAAAGCAAATTGAAGGCTCTTGGACTGAAGGGTTGAAAAAAGGGTTAAGCGACTGGCGAGAGAATGCTGAGAATCAGTTTGCTCAAGTTCAAAGCATCGCTACGAATACGATGTCCAGCATGGGTGATGCTCTCTGGAATTTCGCAGCAAAAGGGAAAGGCGATTTTAGATCCTTCGCGTTGTCGGTTTTAGATGATATAGGGAAGATGATAACGAAGCTTCTCGTTATGAATGCAATTAAAGCCGGTGCGTCAGCTGTAGGAATGCAAAGCTGGTTTGGATGGGCAGATGGTGGATATACCGGGGATGGGGGCAAGCATGATGTTGCTGGCGTTGTTCACCGTGGCGAGTGGGTAGTGCCGCAGGACGTCGTGAAAAAACCTGGGATGTTGAATTTTTTGAACCAGCTGACCTACGGTAACGGCTACGCCGACGGCGGTTTGGTAGGCGGTGGAATTGGGCGACCATCCGGTCAAAACGGGGCCGTGGCCGCCTCGGGTAATAGTGGAGTCAACCTGGCGATCAGTATCCCGATCAATGTTATTCAGCAGGGCAGCAACGAGTCGCAACAGGACCAGCAATCATCCCGCGAGCAGGCGTTGTTCTCGTCTGGTGTAAAAGCGCAGGTTAAACAGTACGTGATTGAAGTGCTGGACCGCGAGCTAGGCAACGGTGGAATGATAGATTTGCGAGTCCGGGGAGGATAGCGATGGCGGTATTAGAAACATTTATCTGGTCTCCATTGAACGGTCCCACGGCGGACATCGAATTTCGTAATACGGAAGTTCAATATGGTGATGGTTACACGCAAATCACTGGCGATGGTATCAATACCGAAACTCATTCTTGGCCGCTGACGTTTAAAGGGATGAATGCAGAGATTAAGCCGATCCTGACGTTTTTACGCGCACATGCGGGAGCTAGGGCGTTTAAATGGGTTAACCCCCTGGGTGAGCAGGGGTTATATCGTTCGAAGAATTTGAAAGTGACCGCGCTTGATTTTGCCCGTATGTCGGTTACGGTAACGTTCGTCTCGGCTTATAGAGCGGAACCAGCATAATGAGGGAACAATGAAAACAGTAGCAGTTCTAATTTCGATAGCGTTACTTTCTGGGTGTGCAGCTACGCCAGCATTAAAGAAGCAAACGGCATCCGGTAAACCGGAGGGGATATACTCCCATACAACAACTGAATTAGTGCAAAGCGCTTTGGTTACGCGGTGCAATGAAAAAGGCTTTATCGTATTGGAGTCAACAGCTTCAAACGTTGTCTGTGCAAAGGAAACTCAAGGTGGCGGGGCGGTAATGGCGCAGCTGTTAGTGGGAAACGCCTATTCAACCACACCCCAATCCAAAATCAGATTTTCTATTGGCAAAGTAAATGATGATGTAAAGGTTTGGGCTGACGCCTGGATTGAGTCTCAGATGCCCGGTGGACAAGTAAATCAAATGCCAGTAACAAGCAATGATGTAAGAAATAGTATTCAAAGCGGCCTTGATGAATTAAAGCCCCAAACAGTTAAATAATCTCCCCCACCAAACCCCGCTTTGCGGGGTTTTTTGTTATTGGGACCACGGTCCCACCGTCTGCGAGAACCCCCATGACTATCACAGCCGATCACCAGAAACTGGAACCGGGCAACCTCATTCGCCTGTTTGAAGTTGACGGCAGCGCGTTTGGCGTTGATCCGTTGCGGTTCCACAGTCATCCGATGCCGTACAGCGAAGCGGAAATTACCGCCGCCGGCAACGATGCCAGCAAGCTCCCCGGCAAGCCGATCTTTTGGCAGGGCCAGCGCTATGACGCATGGCCATGCAAAATTGAGGATATGGAATCCAACGGCGACGGCACGGCCTCATCGCCCAAACTGGTCGTTGCCAACATCGACGGCTCGATCGCCTCGTTGTGCCTGATGTACCAGGACATGAAGCAGGCGAAGGTCACCATCCGCGAAACCTACGCGCACTACCTGGACGCCGCGAACTTCCCCGCCGGCAACCCGTCAGCCAACCCGAACGCGGAAACCGTTGACGTGTGGTACATCGACAGCAAATCGCTGGCCAACGATGAGGAGGTGCAGTTTCGCCTGTCATCGCCCGTGGATGTCTCCGGGCAAAAATTGCCGGCGCGGCAGATGACCAACAAATGCCACTGGTGCCTGCAGGGTGGTTATCGTGGTGCCGACTGTGGTTACGCTGCAGCACGCTATTTCGACAAATTTGGAAACCCGGTCAGTAATCCGGCGCTGGACGAATGTCCGGGCACGGTGCAGGGCTGCAAACTGCGCTGGGGTGAGAATGCGGAGCTGCCGTTCGGCGGCTATCCGGCGATCGGTTTAATCAGGATGTAATCATGCTCAGTCAGCGATTAATCAAAGCCATTCAGCAGCACGCTGAACAGGCATACCCCAGCGAATGCTGCGGCCTGATCGTCCGTATTGGACGGCAGCGGCGTTATGTTCCCTGCGAAAACACGCATGACAACCCCACGGAGCATTTTCGTATTTCTGCCGAGGAGTGGGCGGCAGCGGAGGATGCCGGCGAGGTTCTGGCCGTGGTGCATTCGCATCCTGATGCGGGCCCGCACGCGTCGCCGGTTGACCGCCAGTCCTGCCATGAATCCGGTCTGCCCTGGGTAATCATGAGCTGGCCCGGAGGCGAAACCTCCACGATCCTGCCGGAGGAGCGACCGCCCATCCTGGCGCGGCCGTTTATTCATGGCAGCTGGGACTGCTACGGGCTGGTCCGTGACTGGTACAAACAGGAGCGCGGCATCGAGCTGCCGGATTTTGAACGCACCGACAACTGGTGGACGCGGGGCGAAAACCTGTATGTGCGCCATTACGCCGGGGCCGGGTTTTATTCCCACGCCGATGAGCTGCAGCCGGGTGATGTGATCCTGATGCAGTACAAAGCCGACGAAATCAACCATGCCGGCATCTACCTGGGCGACGGAAAAATGTTGCACCACATGTACGGAAAACTGAGCGAAATCGTGCCCTACGGCGGTGTGTGGCGCGAACGAACAATGTTGACGCTGAGGTATCAGAATGGAGCCAGTTAATGCTGTGAGCGCTGTGGAGCGCGTCGTACTGGTACGCCTGTACGGCAAGCTGGGCGCGCTGTTTGGTCGTGAACATCGCCTGTCGGTTTCGTCAGTACGCGAGGCCATCCGGGCGCTCTGCATCATGCTGCCGGGGTTTGAGCGCTGGCTGGAAACCAGCGAGGAGCGCGGGGTTACGTACACCGTTTTCAACGGCGCGAAGAACCTGTCCGAGCAAGATCTTCGCCTGAATGGTGTCCACGACGTTATCCGCATCGCGCCGATCACCATTGGCAGCAAAAAGGCCGGCGCATTCCAGACTATTTTCGGGGCCGTCCTGGTCATTGTTGGTGCCATTCTAAGTTTTACGCCGGCTGCTGCCGCATCACCGTTCCTATACAAAATGGGCGCGGCCATGATGCTGGGTGGTGTGGTTCAGATGCTGGCACCCACAGGCACACGGGGCATAACAAGCACCGAAGATACACGCAAAAGCTATTCGTTTGGAGCACCGGCGAACCAGCTGGCCGCAGGCAGTTCCGTTCCCGTTCTGTACGGCGAGCGCGAGGTCGGCGGTGTCCTGATCTCCGGCGGCATCTATGCCGAACAGCAGTTATAAAAAATCAAAACCAATCACTCCCGCTCCGGCGGGATTTTTTTTGTTCGGAGCATGGCATGGAACGGGAAATTACTGGCGCGAAAGGCGGTGGCGGCAGCAGTGACAAGGGCGGCAACCGTGGTACTGAAATCGCCTCTGTCGCGTACATGAAAATGCTGTTGGCGATATCAGAGGGCGAAATCGCCGGCGGGTTCGACGGCAGAAACATTTATCTCGATGGCACGCCGATGGTCGATGAGAGAGGCACGCTAAATTTCCCAGGCGTCTCATGGGAATGGCGCAGCGGCACAATTGATCAGAGTTATATTCAGGGGTTTCCCGCTGCTGAAAACGAGCTCATGCTCGGCACTGAAATCAAATACGGCACGCCGTGGGTTAAATCGTTCAACAACACCCAGCTGTCCGCCGTTCGCGTACGTTTTAAATTTCCCCAGGGCATGCACTACATGCGCGACAGTGGCGGGAAAAATGGGTACCGCGTTGAGTTCGCCATCGACCTTTCTACCGATGGTTCCACGTATGTGGAAATCGGGCGTGATGCTGCTGATGGTATTGCGAACATTGGCTACGAACGCAGCTATCGCGTTGACCTGCCGCCGGCTACATCGGGCTGGCAGATCCGTATCCGCCGCCTGACGCCGAACCATAACGATGCGCGCTATGCAGATATCGTTAACATCGAATCCATTACGGAAATTGTTGATGCCAAGTTGCGGTATCCACATACCGCGCTGCTTTTCGTTCAGTTCGATGCGAAGCTGTTTGATGGCAAAACCCCGGTTGTTACGGTCAAAACGAAAGGCGTGATTATTCGCGTACCGACGAATTATGACCCGATCAGCCGAACTTACAGTGGTACATGGGACGGGACATTCAAATGGGCCTGGACCAATAACCCCGCCTGGGTTTTTTATGATCTGGTCCTGAACAAACGTTATGGGCTCGGTAAACGTATCAGCGCAGATCAGGTCGATAAGTGGACTCTGTATCAGATTGGCCGCTACTGCGATGAGCAGGTATCAGACGGTGCAGGCGGGCGGGAGGCGCGTTATCTCTGCGACCTTTATCTGTCCCAGCGCACGGATGCATGGACCGTTCTCATGGACCTTGCGAGCATTTTTCGGGGCATGATCAGCTGGTCATCGAACCTGCTGACGGTCGACGCAGATATGCCGCGCGAACTGGACCCGGATTTTGTGTTTAACAAATCCAACATCGTTGGTTCGTTCGCGTTCTCTGGCTCATCGGAAAAATCGAACTATTCAGCCGCAGTCATCACATACAGCAACCCGGCCAATGGATATCGCGATGATCAGGCGAGCGTATTCGCGCAGGAAAAATCTATTCGATTCGGTTTCAACACGCTGGAAATGACGGCGGTCGGATGCACCCGTGAAAGCGAAAGCCAGCGGCGGGGGCTTTGGGCCATCGAGACAAACGGCGATGACAATGCGGTTGAGTTCAAAACCGGCCGCGAAGGGCGCATTCCCCGCGTTGGCAAAATCATCGGTATCAATAATGGTCGCCAGTCTGGCCGTGCTAATGGCGGGCGAGTATCAGCGGCTGTTGGCACCAAAATCACGCTCGATCGCATCACTGCTGCGCGTCCCGGAGACAGGCTGATCATCAACCTGCCATCCGGTAAATCGGAAGGACGCCCGGTCAAGCTGGTCTCGGGGCGGGGCATTACGGTTGTAACGCCATACAGCGAAACGCCATCGTCGGAATCAGCCTGGGTACTCGACCAGTCTGATCTGGCCATCCAGCAATTTCGGGTAAAACGCATCGCGGCAAACGATGATGGCACCATCACTATCAGTGGCCTGCCGTACAACCCGAACAAGTTTGCGCGGGTTGATGGCGGCGCGGTGATTGAAGACCGCCCTGTGACCGTGGTCCCACCACGCGGACAGGCAATGCCAACGAACATCACGATCAGCAGCCTGTACCGCGTTGAGCAGGGGATCGGTATCACAACCATGGTGGTGACATGGGACCCCGTGAAAAATGCGGTGGCCTATGAGGCGCAGTGGCGGCAGAACAATGGCGACTGGATTAACGCCCCGCGCACCGGCAACACGCGATTCGAGGTCGATGGTATTTACGCTGGCCGCTACGTCGTTCGCGTACGAGCGATCAATGTGCTGGACGTTGCCTCCGTATGGGTTACGTCAGCGGAAACGGAGCTGACTGGTAAGGTTGGCAAACCGCCCATGCCGATTAATTTCTCAGCGAAATCGCTGCTTTGGGGCATTGAGCTGTCATGGAATTTCCCGCCCGGAGCAATGGATACTGAAAAAACGGAAATTCACTATTCAGCAGACCAGAATACCGTGCTGTTGCTGACGGATGTCCCGTATCCGGCATCCTCTTACCAGCAGATGGGCCTGCGTGCTGGTCAGATATTCTGGTACCGTGCGCGGCTGGTTGACCGAATAGGCAATAAATCTGACTGGACGGACTGGATCAGGGGTATGGCCAGCGATGAGGCAGACGAATACCTGGCCGCCATCGGCGCTGATTTGCTGACGTCAGAGGACGGGAAGCGCCTGACGGAACAGATTGATTTCAGCCTGGCAGGACAGATGCAGGTCACACTGGCGCAGGTGGAAGGGGCGCAGATCCAGTATGAGCAACTGGGGGCGGCGCGTGCGGAAATCTCTCAGGTAAAAATCACGCAGGTCGATGCGGAAAAAGCGTTCGCTCAGTTCCAGGAGCTTGTGGCCGTTCAGTTTGGCGACGCTGCTGCGGAAATCAGCGAGGTTAAAACCGCACAGGCAACGGCAGAGGAGGCCTTTGCCGAATATAAAACGACCGTCCAGGCCAGTTTTCAGAGTGTGGATTCGGCTATCGGCATTATTAACGGCAGTATCACCACGTTGTATAACGCCCAGGTCAACGCTAACCAGGCATTCGCGCAGTACCAGCAACAGGTAACTGCACAGTTTGGTCAACAGCAGGCCGCCATTAACGAGAAATACACAGCCTATGCGGATGTTGCCAGTGCCAATGCGGTTTACACCCTCCGCACTGGCGTGAAATACAACGGCAACTATTACGACGCCGGGTTATCAGTAGCGGTTATGGCGGATGGCTCGGGGGTGAAAACCCGAGTGGCGATTAATGCCGATCAGTTCGTGATGTTGTCGGGGCAGGGCGGCGTCATGTACTCGCCTTTTGCCATCGTTAA